CACCGGGATGCCGGCGCCGGACTACCATGCGATCGACGCGCTCTCTGCGAGCGGTGCGAAGCATTTACTACGATCGCCCGCGCACTATCTGGCGCAGAAGGAAAAGCCGATGCAGCCGACCGCGGCGATGCGTCTCGGCACGGCAGTCCACACGATGATCCTCGAGCCGGAGAAGGCAGACATCGAGATCGCCAGGGCGCCAAAGGTCGACAAACGGACGAAGGTCGGCAAGGAAACGATCGAGCTGTTTGAGCGCGAGAACGCCGGCAAGCTGTGTCTCGACGCCGACGTGTACGACAAGGCGGCAGCAATCGCTGACGCCGTGTACAAGCATCCGACAGCGCGAGAGCTGCTGAAGGATGGGCAGTCGGAAGTGTCGATGTTGTGGAAGGCGTATGGCGAGACGCCGTGTAAGGCCCGCTTCGACTACTACCGCGGCGACGGCATCGTCGATATCAAGACGACGCAGGACGCGTCGCCCGAAGCATTCGCGCGCAGCATTGCGTCGCTGAAGTACCACATGCAGGCGGCGCACTACCTGCAGGGCTATCGTGAAGTCACGGGCTGGGACGCCGACCACTTCACGTTCATCGCCGTCGAGAACGAGCCGCCCTATGCGATCGGCATCTACCGGCTCGACGAGGCGTCGCTGCAGACCGGACGCATGCTGATGGAGAAGGCCGCAATGGCCTTCCAGCGCGCCAATGACCCCACTGAGTGGAAGGGCTACCCCAGGCAATCGACGACGCTGTCGGTGCCGTCCTGGGCGCTCCTCGACCCGTCCTGGTAAATCGCTGTGGATAACATTGCGTGCTTGGCGCTCGTGTTTGCGTCTAGCACGCAAGGCATTTAGCGTCTGCGGCACAATCAGGGAGGGTCGGTTGGTGACCAGCATATCTATCTGCAACGGCGACGACATCGTCGAGTTTATTGAACGGCAGCGGGTCAGGCTTGGCATGTCACAGCGGAAGCTGTGCAGCGAAGCCGGCCTGTCGCATGGCGCCTATTGGTTCGTGAAGAACGGCAGCGGCCTGCATCTCGAGACCGCTTTACGGCTCTTGGAAGCGGTCGGCGCTGAGATGGTTGTGGAGATCGAGCCATGATCGTCGGCATCGACCCAGGCGCCTCTGGCGCGATCGCATTCTTTGATCCGAAGGGTGGCGTCCTAAGCGTTCACGACATGCCGGTCATGGAGATCGAGCGCAGCGGCAAGACCAAGCGCGAGATCAACCCGACGCTGCTGTCAAACATTCTGCACGACGATCTCCGCATCAACGTCGTCTGGCTCGAGAAGGTCGGCGCCATGCCAGGGCAGGGCGTCAGCTCGATGTTCCAGTTTGGTCGCGGCGTCGGAATGATCGAGGGCGTCGTCGCTGCTGAAGGTCTGTCGCTGAACTACGTTACACCGCAAGCGTGGCAGAAGGCGGTCGGCGTCCGCGGCGGCAAGGACGGATCTCGGCTCCGCGCGATCGAGCTGTTCCCCAAATACGCAAACCTGTTCGCCCGCAAGAAAGACGACGGGCGGGCGGAGGCTGCGCTGATCGCCTGGTACGGGGCGACGCGCTAATCAATCCCGGCCACGGGGATCAGTGGCATTCTGGTTAAAGGTAAAACGGTTATGGCTTTAGGGTTCAACACAGAAGGCCGCGGAAGCGGCGATATCCTGCCGATCGTCAAGTTCGACGCGAAGTCCGGCGACTTCATCGCCCGCAAGCGCGAGCAGGGATCTGACGGCATTTGGGAGAACATCGAGGAAGAGGTCGCGCTGCCGTTCAAGGCCGTTTTTGACTTTGCCCACATTGAGGTCGGCTGGCTGTCGTTCTCGTCGGGCGCTCCCGACTTCCACATGGTTAAGTATGGCGAGCGCATGCCGGCGCAGCCGTCGCCCGAACACAAGCAGGCCTTCCGGATCCGGATCTACTCAAAGGCTCTCGGCCTGCGTGAGTTCTCCCACAGCTCCAAGACCATGCTGCGGGCCATTGACGCTCTCCACAATCAATTCCTGGCCGACCAGGCGGCGAACCCCGGCAAGGTTCCCGTCGTCGAGGTCAGCGGCCTCGAGACCGTTAAGGTGAACAGCCCGCAAGGGGAATTGCGTTTCAAGGCGCCAAAGTGGTCGATCGTTTCGTGGGTCGCCAAGCCCGAGGCGATGGATGGCGCTGCAGCTGCTCCCGCTCCTGCGCCGGCTCCTAAGCCTGCTCCGGCGCCAAAGCCTGTTGCGGCGGAAGATCAAGATGAGTTCTGATGCAACAAAGCTGCGGGACTACGTTTTGGCCCGCAGTATTCCAGAGCCGAACACAGGCTGCTGGCTTTGGATGCTTTCTGACGGAAGTCACAAGTATCCACAGGGATACAACGGAAAGACGGTGGCACTTGCTCACCGCCTCTCCTACGAAGCCTTTAACGGGGCTATTCCTGAAGGGTTCGACGTCGACCATAAGTGCCGAGTGCGCGCATGCGTAAACCCGGACCACTTAGAAGCGACAACGCCTTTTGCAAACAGACGCAGGCAGTTTGGTTATGAATGCAACGCGGTCGAAACACCTGACACATGCCCACACGGGCATCCGTATGTGCGCGTAAGCGGCAAGCTCGTATGCCGCGAATGCAAGCGTATGAGAAGTCAGTAAATAAAAAAGGGCAGGCTCACGGGTATGGCCTGCCCTTTAGTTGTCCGCACCAGGGGAGAAAGAGTAGCGCGGAATGTCCGAAGCAGTAACACAACAAAAACCGAAAGACATCAGCGAGCATTCGATGAAGCTCGCATTCGCTGTGGGCGGGCGCACCGACGTTGCCCTCACAGTGAAGGACTACACGTTCCAAAAGCTCGCCGCTCGCCTGCGTCAGCCCAAGCAAGGCGGCAAGGACGGCAGCTACTACATTCGTGGTGGCGATCTGGTCGCTCCGAAGCGCGCCGACGAAAACCTTCGCAGCGCGGAGCTGCTGATCCTCGACGGGGACAGCCGTATCGATCCAGAAACCGGCGAGATCCTGTCGGGCGCTCCGCCCATGCCGGAGGTCTGCAGCATCCTGCGCGATCTCGGCATCGCCTACATCGCCCACACGTCGCACAGCTACAAGCCGGTGAACGGGGGAGGTCAGCCGCACTGGAAGTATAGGATTGTCATCCCGGCGCGGATCCATACGCCAGCAGAACTCGACGCCAGCGTGCAGTGGGTCCTCGACCAGCTGCATGCACGCGGCTGCTGGCTCGCAGACGTGACTGAGAACCGCAAGTGGTCGCAGCCCTGGTACTTGCCCCGCGTCGACCATCCGGACGCCTTCCTGGCCGACGTGAACGAAGACGGCGATGTGTTCCCGGTCGACCAGGCGCGTGTGTGGCTCAAAGAGCGGCAGAAGCGCGAGCAGGTGGAAAGTAAGGTTTATTCCTTACCTCCGCAGCAAGCCTCCGGTGACATCGACGCCTTCAACAAGCAGCACGGCGCCGAGTGGGTGCGATCGAAGCTCGAGAGCCAAGGCTACAAGTTCGTCTTTAAGGACGGCGACAAGCTGCGCTTCATCCGCCCAGGCTCAGAGAGCGGGACGCCTGGTGTTGTGGTCTTCCGTGGCTCCCGTGGCGATTGGTGCGTCTATAGCCACCACGGCGCCGCAGATCCGCTTTCAAACAAGGTCTCGGATCCGTTCGACCTGGTCGCCATCTTCGACCACAACGGCGATCGGAAGGCCGCTGCTCGCGCTGTGCTGCCGAAGCAGCCGACAGTCACCGAGCGGCTGTTCCAGCAGCCGATCGATACACACGCTGAACCTGTACCGAACACTGCACAAGTCGAGCAAACGCAACAAACGAAACGGCGCATCGACCTGGTTCCCTGGCACGACCTGCAGGACGTGAAGGTCAAATGGCTCGTTAAGGACATGCTTCCGGCCAAGTCGTTCGCCGCAATCTACGGTCGCTCTGGCGCAGGAAAGTCGTTCTTTGCCATGTACCTAGCGGCAATGGTTGCATCAGGACGTGAAGCGTTCGGCCTAAGTGTCGAGCAGGGCGATGTCGTCTACCTGGCGCTGGAAGGCGGTGCTGGCTTACGCCGCAGGCGCGACGCGCTGATGCAGCGGTACGACCTGCCGGATGATCTGCCTGTTCACTTCGTTAAGGCGCAGATGAACCTCCGCAGCACGCTCGACGACCTGCATGCGCTCATTGAGGTCATCCGCGAGCGGGGACTGCAGCCTGCCGTGATCTTCATCGATACGCTCGCCAGGGCATACGCAGGCGGCGAGGAGAACTCGTCAGCCGAGATGATGCAGTTCGTCAGCGTCATGGCGGCGCTGCAGGATGCGCTGGATTGTGCGGTCTGCGTCGTCCACCACAGCGGCAAGGACGAAACACGCGGCATGCGTGGATCCTCGGCGCTCCTAGCGGCGGTCGACGCCGAACTCGAGCTGACCAGGATCAGCGACGACGAGGCCACGGAGCCGGTCTGCACGGTCAAGTCGACAAAGCAGAAGGACGGCATGGACGGCCTTTCCTGGTCATTCCGTCTCGACCTGATGCACGTCTCGCAGCTCGATCCAGATGCCACATCTCTCGTCGTGCATCCGCTTAACGAGGCCCATGAGCCGAAGCGTCGCAAGCGGGCGTCAGGCACTCAGAAGACGCTCCTCGACGCGCTGCAGATGGCGATCGCAGAGCAGGGTAAAGAGGTCGGATTGGACCAAATCCCGCGGCATCAGAAGGTCGTCAACATTGAGGTTTGGCGCACATATTTCGACACGATGACCCATTTACAGGGTGACAGTGCGCGGCGGACGTTCGATCGAGAGGTGCCAAAGCTCGGACAAGCCGGACATATAAGCATGTGGGCGAAATGGTGTTGGATTTCAGAGGCTTAGATATTCCGGACATTTACCGGACAAATAAGCGGACAAGTTTTGGCGAGATTAAATATCCGGACGGACACGGATACAACACTAGGAAGTATCCGGTGTCCGGAATTAATCGGGGAGCAGATGAAGGAAGGTGTTGAGGGGATGAGAGACGCAATGGACAAATCGGACAATATGGACATAGTGGACAGTGCTTCAAACGAAGGAGAACTGACCATGAGGATCACACATAAGCCAGGTGCGAAGAAGGAGCCAGCAGTCACGTTCAGGCGCTGGCAGGCGCTGAAGGCGATCAAGGCTGCACACGACAAGGAAGCAGCAGACGTGGTGTCGGAGCGGGAATGGAGATCTGTGTTTTACGAGACCACGGACGCGCAGGGTGACAACAAGCGCAAGGCGTTTGAACGGTCTATCGCTGCGCTCGTCGCAGCTGGCTATGTCGAACAAGTGGATCGGTTCTCGTATCGGCTGGTGGAGGGTGCATGGGCCGAGTGATGGAACGAGCGATGATGCCGCTGCCGATCGACCGCGGTCCGGTCCAGGAGGCGCTCGAGCCGCTCGATCGGGTGGCGGTCGAGATGGAAGGCAAGTGGGGCGTCGGAAGGTTGCCGCGGCTCGTCACGCCGGACATGGCGGCGAAGTTTGCGTCGGCTAGGCAAAAGCTCGACGAGGCAATACGCGATAATGATCTCGAGGCTGTCGTCGCCAAGGCTGCGGTCCTGATCCGTGGTTGGCAGGCGCTCAACAAGGCCGCGACCGACGCAGGCCACAAGACATATCCGGAAGCGGTCTGGTCGAAACTGCATCGCGGGACTAAGTACTTGATCGTTCTCGATCGGGCCGACGTGTCGAAGGTGGCGAAGGACAGCAAGCATCCGGCGACGGTCGTCACGCTCGACGAGCTGCTCGTAGTGTGGGATGACTTTCAAGGGCGCCGCGTGATCGAAGAGACCAAGACACTGTTTCCTGGTGCGACGGTCGAGAAGGCGGGGATCACGGAGATGGACGATGACATTCCCTGGTGATGGCACAGATACGGCAGCGGATGAGCTGGACGAGTATCTGGCCGGCGTGATGGATGATTACCTGGCTGAGTGCGAAGCCTCGCCAGTGCGCTTCCTAAGCGTTGTGAACAATGGGCGTGAGTACAAGGTTCGGGTCGAGAACAACGTGATCTGGTTCCCGAGCCATGTGATGCGGAGGAAGGCGAAGTGAGCGAGCAGGCTCAAACGGAGGATAAGCCAAAGAACAAAGGCGGCAGGCCAAGCATAAAAACGCCTGAGCTGCTCAAAGAGTTCTGCCGTCGCATTGCTCAGGGTCGATCAGTGGCTAACGTCTGCAAGGACGAAGACATGCCACAAGATCGAGCGATCTGGAGCTGGTTGTCGGACGACGAAGGGTTCGCGCAGGACTACGCGCGCGCGATCCAGGCTCGCGCAATGGCGCACGCCGACATGATTTCGGACGTCACTTTTGGCGTTTTAAGCGGGAAAATCCCGCCCGATCGCGGTCGCGTTGCGCTCGACGCGATGAAATGGACCGCTTCCCGTTTGCTTCCAAAGGTTTATGGCGACCGTCAGCAGGTTGATGTGGACGTGCAGCACACGCACACGCTGCATCTCGATGCGCTGCGTGCGCTGACTTCACGGCGCACGGGTAATGATCTCGGGTACATCGAGTCACAAGCCATTGAAATCGTTGACGATCAAACCTTTTTGGATAAAAGGTTAGGTGACGATCCGCCCGTCATTGAGGCTGTCGTGGTGGCGGAAGCTGCCGGAGACCCCCCCGGCCCCGGCATAGTACCGGGGGCGGCGTCGGCGCCGGCCACCGCTACCCATACACACAACACCGAAAATATGACCCCCACCCCCGCCCCCACGGGCGCGAAGAAACCGCGTTCCCGCCAAAAAAAACAAGAGGAGATTTGACGGATGGCCGATCAGGAAAATTACAAGATTGAGTGGCGCGACGTTTCGGCGTTGCTGCCTTATGCCCGCAACAGCCGCACGCACAGCGACGCACAGGTGGCGCAGATTGCGGCGAGCATTAAGGAGTTTGGTTGGACGAACCCTATCCTTGTTGACGGCGACGGTACGATCATTGCCGGCCACGGGCGCGTGATGGCGTCACGCAAGTTGGGTCTGAAGACCGTTCCGGTTATTTTGCTAGATCACCTTACGGAAGCCCAAAAGCGGGCTTATGTGATTGCTGACAACCAGCTGGCGCTCAATGCCGGGTGGGACAGCGAGATGCTGAAGGTTGAGATCGGGGAGCTGGCGTTAGGTGACTTTGACCTAAGCCTTCTCGGGTTCGACGATAAGGTTTTAGCCGGCTTGCTTGCGGATGAGACGGAAGGGCTTACTGACCCTGACGATGTTCCGGAGCCGCCCGCCGAGCCTGTGTCCGTATTGGGTGATGTGTGGGTGATGGGTCGGCACCGTTTGATGTGCGGCGACAGCACGTCCCTAAATGATGTTGAGCGTTTGATGGACGGTGTAGTGCCTGACTGCATACACACAGACCCCCCGTATGGGATGAACGCCGTCAGCAAGTCATCTGTTTTGAAAAAAAACTATAAGCATGACATTTTGGGCGACGACACGCCGGACGTTGCCAAGGATGCGTTTCGGTTGATCTATGGTCTGTTCCCCGATGCCAAGCAAATTTGGTGGGGGGCAAATTATTACTGTTCTGTCTTACCAGACAGCGAGTGCTGGCTTGTTTGGGATAAGGACAACGGGCAATCGGACCAAACTGATTGCGAGTTAGCATGGGCGAACTTCCGCAGCGTTGTCCGTCAATTCACGCTGGCATCCGAAAAGAAGAACCGCGTCCATCCAACTCAGAAGCCGGTTGCCTTGATGGAGTGGATCATTAAGCGGTTTAAATTGTCGGTAAATACGATTGCCGATTTCTTTGGTGGGTCTGGATCGACGCTTATCGCCGCCGAACGAAATGGGGTTCAGGCGTTTCTTATGGAGTTTGATCCCAAGTTCTGCGACGTGATCGTCAAACGCTGGCAGGACTTCACGGGGCAAAAGGCCGTGCTCGATGGCGACGGTCGGACGTTCGATGAACTGGCCGGTGAGCGCCTAGCGAATAAGGCGGGCGCATGACGATCAGCTGGTTCCGGTACGTCAGGCACGCTGCCGTTGCAGAATACGAGGCCAACGGATGGACTTACGCCGCTGACTTGGGACCGACGCATGGACAATGGTCGGTCCTAATGCAATGGTGCCGCTCGGGAAACCCGCCGGGATGTGAGACGGACGAACCGGATGCCGCAGCCGCCAATAACGAGAGCGAAGGCCGAAGAGACAATCAACGGCCTGTTGGCGGCGATGGAGGCGGGACACTCGCGGGCGCAGGCGATCGTTCAGGTCGCGCTGCGGTTGGGGGTCAGCACCGCGACGGTTTACACCAGGCTGCGAATTGACGGCCCGATCAATCGGACGTTCCCAGATTTATATCAGCGGTTTGTTGAGGCAGATAAGCCCGAAGAGCCGCGTGATGTCGAGTTTCAGCCCGTACCGAGAGCGCGTGTGTCGGTACGGGCTGGATCCTCTCCCGAGATGGAGACGATGCGCGTCTGCGCGATCGGAGACGTGCATGACAGCGCGACGCTGGACAAAGAGCGGTTTAAGTGGTTCGGGCGACATATTGCGTCGACCAGGCCCGACAAGGTTGTGCAGATCGGTGACTTTGGAGACTTCCACAGCTGCTCGAGCCATGAGCCGATCGGAAGCCTGAGCGCGTCGCTGAAGCCGTCCTACCGCCGAGATCTCGAAAGTTTGGAAGAGGCTCTCGGACTTATCCACAGCGAAATTAAAGGCAGCAATATCGCGTTGCATGTGGTCGAGGGGAACCATGAGGACCGTGTCTACCGGTTCCAGGATCTGCATCCGGAAGCTGACGGGATGTTCGTCACTGCGCTGCAGGATGTGTTCGCTCGATACGATTGGCGTGCGAAGCCGTATGGCGAGTTTCTGTTTTTGAACGGCGTCGGATTTGTGCATGCGCCTAAAACGATTATGGGTCGCGCGTATGGCGGCAAGAACTCTGAGCAGCAGATCGGCAACGACGCGCTGTTCTCGATCGTATGGGGTCACACGCATCGTTCGGTGTTTAAGCAAGTTCCGAAGATTGGCCCGAGCCAGCACATCGAGGTGCTGAACCTGGGGAGCGCGATGCCGCAGGGCTATGTGGCGCCGTATGCCGGCACGGCGACGACAGGGTGGACTTACGGGATATTCGATCTCGAACTGCGTGGCGGTCACATTGTCGGCCACCGGTTCATCAGCATGGACAGTTTGCGCTCTATGTACGGAGATTGACGATGGACGAGGACGACGAAGTGGTGGTTGTCGGGCAAGAGAGCGAGCTGGCGCAACTGGCGGGTGCGTTGTGTGAGTTGGCGCAACAGATCGACCTGACGCGCGACGACGATGCGCGGATTTACTTGTTGCAGGCAATGGCGGGCATCACATACATGCTCAATCCGCCTAAGGGGGAGGTTCATGTCTTCGACGGAAGCAAAAAGCGGTAACGATTTTATCGCTTTCATTGAGCGATATGAGCGCGATCCTGTCGGGTTCGTCGAGAACGTGCTCGAGGCGAAGCCGTTGCCCTGGCAGAAGGACTTTCTGCAGGCGATTGCGCGTGGCGAGCGGCGGATCTCAGTGCGAGCCGGCCACGGCGTGGGCAAGTCGACGGCCTGTTCCTGGGCGCTGATCTGGCACATGACGACCAGGTATCCGCAGAAGTCGGTTGTGACGGCGCCGACAAGCGCGCAGCTGTTTGATGCACTCTATTCTGAGCTGAAGACGTGGATCAACAAGCTGCCGCCGGTGCTGCGCGAGAGCTTTGACGTGTTTTCCGATCGCGTTGTGCTGAAGGGTGCGCCTGAGAGTTCGTTTATCTCGGCTAGGACTTCGTCGACGGAGCGGCCCGAGGCTTTGGCGGGCGTCCATTCCGAACACGTTTTGCTGGTGGTGGACGAAGCATCAGCCGTTCCGGAGCAGGTTTTCGAGGCGGCGGCGGGTTCGATGTCTGGTCACTCGGCATCGACGATCCTGATTAGCAACCCGACACGCAATTCGGGCTTGTTCTACAAAACACATCACGATCTTGCATCCGATTGGTATCGGATGCACGTTTCCTGTCTGAACATTCCACTGGTTTCGGCTGACTTCGTCGCGCAGATCAAGGCGACCTACGGCGAAGAGAGCAATGCGTTCCGGATCCGCGTTCTTGGGGAGTTCGCGCTTGCGGATGACGACACGCTGATCCCCGCGGAGCTGGTCGATGGAGCGATTGCGCGTGATGTTGCCGCTTCTGGTTCTGAGCCTCTTGTTTTTGGTCTCGACGTGGCGCGTTTTGGTAGCGATCGCACCGCACTTGTGAAGCGCAAGGGCAATGTTGTGCTGGAAGTAAAGAGCTGGGGCGGTCTCGACACGATGCAAGTTGTCGGCGCGATCGTGAACGAGACAAAAATGGACAAGCCGGACGAGATCTGCGTCGACACGATCGGTCTCGGGTCTGGCGTGGCCGATCGGTTGCGCGAATTGGGTCTAAATGTGCGTGATGTGAACGTGGCCGAGAGTTCTGCCATGAACCCGAACGCAAACAAGCTGCGCGACGAGCTATGGTTGAGCGTAAAAGAGTGGCTTGCTACTAAATCGGTGAAATTGCCGGCAGATGAGCAGCTGCGGCATGAGCTGGTGGCGCCGCGTTACACATTCACGTCGTCTGGAAAGGTCCAGGTCGAGAGCAAGGACAGCATGCGGAAGCGTGGGATGCGATCGCCTGACTTGGCCGATGCGTTGTGCTTGAGTTTCGCGTCGAATGCGGCAATGGTCGGAGGCCGCGCGCCTAAGTGGGTTCCAGGTCAGGCGCTCAAGCGTCATATTCGCGGCGTTGTGTGATAGAGGACAGCGGCAATGGCTAAGACACCCGCGTGGACGCGCAAAGCAGGCAAGAACGAGAAGGGCGGGCTTAATGAAGCCGGTCGTCGATCGTATGAGGCCGCTAATCCTGGCTCCGATTTGAAGGCGCCTGTGAAATCAGGCGACAACCCTCGCCGCGCGTCGTTCCTGGCTCGCATGGGCAACATGCCTGGACCGGAATACAAGGACGGCGAGCCGACGCGGTTGCTGCTGTCGCTAAAGGCGTGGGGCGCATCAAGCAAAGCGGACGCCAAGAAGAAGGCGGCGGCGATCAGCAAGCGCAACGAAGGAAAAAAGAAATGAAAAAGGTCTGGAACACGAAAGATCCGACGAAGACAGACAAGAAACTGTCTCCGTCGCAGAAGGCTTCTGCCAAGGCTGCAGCTGCGAAAGCTGGCCGTCCGTATCCAAACCTAGTCGACAACATGCGTGCCGCTAAGAAGAAGGGCAAGTGACATGGAAGAAGAGATGCAGGGCGGTCAATGCCCCGTTGCCACGAAAGACATCACGATCAACCTGCAGAACCGCGGGCGCGCGATCGACAAGGCCAACTATGGGCCGATGAACCCGCGCGAGCCGAACGATCGGTTCTGGCAGCAGATTGCCAATAAGTGGGACGTTTCCGTCGAGGAAGCGAAGAAGCAACGCTGCGGCAACTGCGCGGCGTTTAATCAGACATCAGCAATGATGGCCTGCATCGAAGCGGGTCTTGGAGGAGAAGGACGAGCAGATGACCCTATGGACACGGTTGAAGCAGGCGATCTCGGGTTTTGTGAGATCTTCGACTTCAAATGCGCCGGAGAGCGCACCTGCGACGCCTGGATCGTCGGAGGCCCCATCACCGACGAAGACGGTGCGGAAAGCGAAGCCGAAGGCGGAGAGTACGAAACAGAAGACGCCGGCGAAGAGGACTAAAAAGTGAAGGTCGCCGTCTGCATACCCGCGCGCGAGACGGTGTGTTCTGGCTTTGCGAAAGACCTGGCGATGTTGACTGCCAACATCTACGCCGGTCTTCCGCAAGGCGGCGTGTTCAACGTAAACATTCTAAGTGGAACACTGATCGCAGATCAGCGGCAGAACCTGGTCCGCAAGGCGTTTGCGGCTGATTACGACTATGTGCTGTTTCTAGACGCCGACATGCGCTTTCCGGCTGATACGTTCTGGCGCCTGCAACGGCACGACAAGGACATCGTCGCGGCAAATTATCCGACGCGCCGGATCCCGGTGAAGACGGTCGCGTTCCGTGACTTTGCAAACCTCGAGTGCATCTTTACGGATGAAAACAGCAAAGGCCTCGAGGAAGTCGACGCAGTCGGCATGGGCTGCATGCTGATCAAGATGGACGTGTTCCGGAAGTGTCCGCTTCCCTGGTTCAACCTGGCCTGGTTGCCGTCCGGCAACGTGTGGGTTGGCGAGGACATCTACTTCTGCAAGCTGGCCCAGGCGAACGGGTTCAAGGTCTACATCGACCACGACCTGTCAAAAGAAGTAAAACATATCGGCACGATGGAGTTCATGCACGACCACGCAAACGAGTGCAGAACAGACGCGCCGCAAGACGTTCAAGACGCAGCCGAGAAGATCCAAGCGATGGAGACTGTCGAATGAAAAAGACAAAAGCCGAGAAAAAGATCAGCAAGGTGATGACTGAGTTCGGATCAGGAAAACTGCACAGCGGATCGAAAAAGGGTCCGGTTGTGAAGTCTCAGAAGCAGGCGCTTGCGATTGCTCTGTCGGAAGCGGGCAAGAGCAAGAAGAAGTGAAGCACTTCTACGACACGATCGACGGCTGGTTCAACTTCAGCAAGCCGTACCGCGACGCGGTGCGGTCTGCCAAAGATGGCGCGATCTTTGTCGAATTAGGGTGCTGGAAGGGCAAGTCTGCGGCGTTTCTTGGCGTCGAGATCGTTAATAGCAAGAAAGCTATAACGATGCACTGCGTCGACCATTGGGGAGGATCAAATGAGCCTGCTCACAAGACTGACCCCGATCTTGAGCGCGTTTATGACATCTTCATTGCCAACATGGGGCGCATCAAAGGTCTCGATCTTCACGTTCACCGCATGGCGTCGGCGCCTGCAGCTCATAAGTTCGAGGATGCGTCGATTGACTTTGTGTGGGTCGACGCCGGACACGAATACGAAGACGTGATGGCAGACATCGAGGCGTGGTGGCCGAAGTTGAAGGCCAGCGGCGTCATGGGCGGTGACGATTACCCGATGGATGGTGTAAAGAAAGCGGTAGACGCAATTTTCCCAGGGCGCGAAGTCGGCTCAGAGAATGGCTGGCAGTGGTGGCGCGTTCGGAAGAAGGATTGAAACAATGGCAGACATGCTCCCTGGCAAGTACGACCCGAGCTACACGCCGATCCCGAAGCCGCGCGTGCTGAACGGCGACACCGGTCTCCTGGTTCCTGATCAGGGGGGGATGGACGACGACGAGTTCGCGTTTGTACTGCGTCAGGCGATCGAGAACGCACAGAGCTACATCGACAGCTATTTGGCGCCAGAGCGCGAAGCTGCGATGGCCTACTACCTGGGCGACAAGTTCGGCAACGAGGAAGACGGTCGATCGCAGGTTGTCCTGACGGAAGTCCGCGACACGATCCTGGCGATGCTGCCGTCGCTGCTCCGGATCTTTACTGGACCGGAGAAGGTCGTCGAGTTTGTGCCGAAGATGCCGGAAGACATCGAGGCCGCAGAGCAGGCAACAGACCTGATCAACTACATTTTCATGCAGGAGAACCCCGGCTTCCGGATCCTGCACGACGCTATGAAAGACGCTCTGATCCTGAAGACCGGCGTCATTACCTGGTACAAAGTCGACGATGAGAGCGTCGAGTATTACAGCTACTCGGGCCTTACAGTCGACGAAATGATGATGATCCAGAACGAACCTGGCGTCGAAGTTGACGAGATGATTGAGGAGTTCGACAGCCAGGTCGGCGTTCCGTTTTATTCGATGCGGATCCGTAAGACGAAGCGCACTCCGCGCTACATCGTTGAGTGCATCCCGCCCGAACAGTTTTTGATCGACAGCGAAGCGACGAACCTCGACGACGCGATCTATGTCGGGCGCCGCAAGCTGGCGACGGTCTCTGAGCTGGTGGCGATGGGCTACGACCGCGACATCATTGAGGAAAACGCAGGCACGGGCGGCTTTGAAGAGAACCTCGAGGTGCTGGTCCGCAATCCGGCAGATCAGTCGTTCTTTGGAATTACAAATGCCACCGACGAGACCACCGATCGCGTGTTCTACGTTGAAAGCTATGTGCGGGTCGACAAAGACGGCGACGGCATTGCCGAGCTGCACAAGGTCTGCAGCGTGGGCAATGGCGCCTACATCCTGCACGACGAAGTCGTCCAGCATGCGCCGTTTGCGATCTTGTCTCCGGATCCGACGCCGCACACAATTTTCGGTCAGTCGATCGCGGACCAGACGATGGATCTGCAGCTGATCAAGTCGACGATCATGCGCGCGACGCTCGACAGCCTCGCGCAGTCGATCCATCCGCGCATGGCTGTGGTCGAGGGCCAGGTCAATCTCGATGACGCAATGAATACGGAAACGGGCGCCCTGGTCAGAGTGCGTCAGCCTGGGGCCATTGCGCCCCTGGTCGAGCCGTTTGTGGGGCAGGCCGCTCTCGGCGTCCTGGCCTACATGGACGAGATCAAGACGCAGCGCACTGGCATCTCTAGGGCTTCCCAGGGCCTCGACGCAGACGTGCTGCAGTCGACCACCCGCGCGGCTGTCCAGGCGCAGTTGTCGTCGTCCCAGGAGCGCATCGAGATGATTGCGCGCCTGTTCGCTGACGGTCTCAAGCGGTGCTTCCAAGGCATTCTCAAGCTCGTCGTGCAGCACCAGGACAAGCCGAAGATCATCCGCTTGCGGAATAAGTTTGTGCCGATCGACCCGCGCGGCTGGGACGACGGCATGGACATGACGGTCAACATTGCCCTGGGCCGCGGCTCAGACGACCAGCGCATGGCCTTTCTGCTGCAGATCATTGGTCAGCAGAAGGAAATCATCCAGGCCTACGGGCCGTTCAACCCGCTGGTTGATCTCAACCAGATGCGTGATGCTTTGGCAGAAGTCACGCAGCTCGCCGGCTTCCAAGATCCGACGAAGTTCTGGAAAGAGATCAACCCGCAAGAAGTGCAGGCCTATATGCAGCAGATGGCCGGCAACAAGAAGAAGGATCCGGCTGAGATGCTGGCTGAGGTCGAGGCCGAGAAGACCAAGGCAGACATCCTGATCAATGCCGCCAAGCAGGAACTTGAGCGCAACAAGGCAATGGCCCAGGCTGACTTTGAGCGAGACAAGCTCTTCGTTGACAGCATGATCCGCGCCGTCGAGCTTGAGGCCAAGTACGGCACGCAGGTCGACATGGCGATGATTAAGGGCGAGGTCGATCGCCAGCGTGAAGAAATCCGTGCCATGTTCAGTGCGGCTGCAGCGCAAACAGCTGCGGCACCGGCACAACCCGCTCCGATGCAAATGCCACCAATGGGGATTGCATGACGTTTGACCTAGAAGCGGTGGAACTGGCGACCGTGCAGGCCGTGCAAAGCGGCCACACGGTCTTGCAGGCCCATCGCTTCGCTGACAGCGACTTGGCGCATGTTCGGCGTTTAACCCTGTGGGCTGACCTGCCAAACGACGCGCGCGTGGTCGACATGGGAAGCGGTGTCGGTGAGGTCGCGCGTATCTGGAACCTGTTCCGGCCCGATATTGAGTTCTGCCTAGTCAACATCAGCCCCCTGCAGCTGGAGCTGTCGCCGTCTGACATGGCTCGCTATTGCTGCGACATGACGAACGTGCCCGAGCCAGACCAGGCTTTCGATGCGGCGATCTGCTGCTTCGCGATCGGACACGTCGATCGGTTCAAAGCGTTTAGGGAGATGGCCCGCCTGGTCAAGCCTGGTGGGATTGTCTTCGTCTACGACATGGTGCGCGTCAGCGGAGACAACGCGCAGATGGAGACGATCGGCTATCGGGTCGATGGTCGAGAGGTCATGGAGCAGTACGCCGCTATGGCGGATCTGGATCTTGATCTCTACATCGAGCCGGTCGATGGTGGATGGTATGGGCCGCAAGCAATAGGCGCCGACTTTGATCGCTACTTTGGAGACGTGAAACCGGCGATCTGGCGGTTTGTGAGAGGGATGTGATGTCGACATACGAGCAAGAGGATCTGTGGCGCGAGGCCAAGGCTCTCGCAAACAGCAACGCCACGATGGAAGTCATCCGCCGCATTGAGCAGCGGCTGACTGAAGATTGGGCGAACTCTGACCCCGAAAAGTACGAAGCACGCGACGCGGCATATCACCTCGTTCGCGCTGTTCGCACGTTTCGGGACGAGCTTGCGGCGCTGGCAAGTACGCCAGACGTGACCGCATTCAACCGTCGCTTGAAGGGCGACAGATAAGGGAGTAAATAGATGAACGTAGCCGAGCAATCGCAGCCCAGCGAAATCGGCATTGCAGAAGCAGCAGACCGCATGGCGGCATTGATGGGAGCCTCTGAGGCCGAACCCACACCCGCTAAAAGTCAGCCTGCCCCTGCCGCGACCGAAGAGGTCGAGGCGTCTGCGGAAGATGTCGAAGAGACGCCTTCTGAGGATGGAGAGGCCGCAGAGACCGATGAGGTTGAAGCGTCATCCGACGAAGATGCGACGGAAGCCGCAGAGGACGAAGAAGATGGTTCGGAAGGTGAGCTTTCAGATGACACGCTCGTAACCGTCAAGATTGACGGCAAGACGCAGCAGATCACTCTGAAAGAAGCACGGGAAGGCTATCAACGGCAGTCCGATTATTCGCGTCGAATGAATGCTCTCCGCCAGGAGCAGCAGGCAATCGAAGCGGTCAAACAGCAGGTACTGGTTGAACGGTCGCAGTACGAGCAGATGCTCCCGGCCTTGCAGCAGCAGCTCATGCAGCTGATGCCTCAAGAGCCAAACTGGGAACAGCTCCACCGCGAAGACCCGCTCAACTATCCGCTGATCAGAGACCAGTGGCGCGACTACCAGGAGCGCCTCGCTGCGACGAAAGCCGAACAGGAACGTCTCAGCTATCTGCGTCAGCAGGAAGAGCAGATGCGCCAACGCATGATCGTTCAAGAGGGCCAGAAGTGGCTCGTCGAGAAGGTTCCTGAGTGGCGCGACGAGAAGAAGTGGGACGAAGCGCGTAGCAAGCTCAAGGATTATGGCCGGAAGATTGGCTATACCGACGAAGAACTCGCGCAAGCATACGACCCCCGCGCTCTTCTAGTTCTCGACAAGGCTCGTAAATACGACGAGCTGACGGCCAACCGTCCTAAACCTGTCAAGCAGGAAGGCGGTCCGAAGCCGATGAAAGCGGGAACAACTGCCTCTACACCTCGCAAAGCGACCGAAATGACGCGAATGAAACAACGTCTCGCTAAAACTGGCCGCGTCGAAGACGCAGCTGCATTTTTCGGTCTACTAGACAGCAGGAGGTAAGCCAATGGCTTCCGTTTCTAAGGTTACAACCTACGACGCGAGCAACGCGATCCGCGAAGATCTCGCCAACATCATCTACGACATCTCGCCGGTCGATACGCCGTTCATGTCCAACATTGGCCGTGATACTGCATCGAACACCTACTACGAGTGGCAGACAGACATTCTCGCCTCCGCTGGCGCGAATGCTGCCATCGAAGGTGCAGACGCCGGCAACGCTTCGTTTGATGCTACGGTTCGCGTTGCGAACTACACGCAGATCAGCACGAAGGTCGTCTCGGTATCGAACACCGCCGACGCCGTCAACACTGCCGGCATGCGTACCGTCATGGCCTACGAGCAGGCCAAGAAGGCAAAAGAGCTGAAGCGCGACATGGAGTACATCCTCCTGTCGAACCAGGCTGGTGCTGCCGGTTCCGGTACTTCGACAGCCCGCAACACTGCAGGCTTGCCTGCCTGGTTGCAGACGAACGTGCAGGCCAACGGCGCCACCAAAGGCACGATGTCTGGTGCTAACGGCAACGGCTACCCGAATGCTGCTTGGACGAACCTCTCGACTTCGACCGACGTTGCGTTCACCGAAGCAATGCTCAAGACCGCACAGCAGCAGGCTTGGGCACAGGGCGGCAATCCGTCGATCCTCATGGTCGGCCCGTACAACAAGACTGTCGTCTCGGCGTTCGCTGGTCTCGCGCAGCAGCGCGTTACCTACAACAACGCCAAGCCGCTCAAGATCATTGCTACGGCTGACGTGTACCTTGGTGATTTCGGTGAAGTAGCGATCGTTCCGAACCGCTTCCAGCCGGAAAACTTCGCATTCGTCCTCGACCCCGAGTACGCATCTGTCTCCTACCTGCGTCCGTTCCGCGTCATCGACATCGCCCCAACAGGCGATGCCGTGAAGAAGGAACTGGTCGTCGAGTACGGCCTCCGCGTGAAGAACGAAAAAGCTCACGCGATTGTCGCCAACCTCACGCCATCAGCGTGATGAAAAGTGGGGGCGGAGAAATCCGCCCCCATCTTTCAATGGAGAGAGATTAATGGCGGAAGAGTTTGCACCTGGATCGTTCAACCTTGGCGGTGACGAGTTCACCGGCTCAATGACGAAGATGCACATCACGACTGACGGAAAGATGCACATCGAGAACGTCTACCAGGTTAACCCGATCGTCGAGCAGGCAAAAGCAGAACGCAATGAAGTATCACGCACGCAAAAGGTTGGCGACATGGTGAAGGTGGCAAGCCTTCCGATGCACGTCTACCTTGATCTTGCACAGCGCAACATCATTGGCGACAAGATGGCGATGCGTCGCTGGCTTCAGTCAGATGAAGCGCAGCCCTGGCGCACGCACTGGATGGCAAGCTGATGGCGACGATCACGACATACACGACGCTGCAAAGCACGATCGCCGACTATCTGAACCGCGCGGATCTGACGGCTCAGATCCCGACGTTTATTCAGATGGCCGAAGCCGACATGAACACGCGTCTCCGCACGCGCGAGATGATCGTGCGGGCAGAGGCGACGAGCAACAATGAATACGTTCAGCTGCCGTCTGATTGGGTTGAAGCGATCAACCTGCACATCGTCGACGGTAAGCAGCCGCTGCGGTTTGTGACGCTTGACGAAGCCGATCGCATCGTCGCCGAGAAGTATTACACGCAGGTCATCGCGTACTCGCTGATGAACGGCGCCCTTGAGCTGGTGCCTGAGCCTGGCGCCGATGTCGACATCGAGATGATCTACTACGGAAAGATCCCGGCGCTCTCAGCTCAACAGGCGACGAACTGGCTGCTGACGAAGGCGCCAGACGTTTACCTGTATGGATCTCTCTTGCACGCGCAGCCGTTCCTCATGGACGACCAGCGCATGCCGACGTTTGCATCCCTTTACAACGCCCGCCTTGAAGGCCTTAACTACGAAAGCGACAAGGCCACACACAGCGGGTCTCCCTTAATAGCTAGAGCCAGGAGGGTCTACTAATGGCTGGATTGAGCAACTTTGGTGAAGACCTTGTTCTGAAATGGCTCTTCACTACGAACTCTGCAACGC